CTTGAGAGCGGCGACCCGGCGCAAATCGCCGAGTTCGAGACGCAGCTCGCTTGTCGCTACCACGAATTGGCGACCACGGACGTGGACCTCGGAGTGCTTGAGCGGCAGATGCAGGAAACGGATTGGTCTCGCCTTGCCGGTGCCCCAGCCGTCATCGGCATCGACCTTTCCCGCGGCGGCTACGGGGCGCAGCTCGACCTAACCACGATCTGCCTGATGGTCGTGGACGGCAACTTGATCCGGGCCCGTAATGTCTCCTGGTGGGCCGGTACGGACATCCAACTTGACGAGCGACGCTGTAAGAACCCGCTGGGCTCCTGGATGGAGCAGGGTTTCCTGCGCCGGATGCCAGGCGAATGGCACGACATGGCCGTGATCGAGGCCGAAATTGAGGCGCTGATGGCCCGCTACGACGTGCGAAAGATCGGGGTCGACCCGCACCCGGCTCAGGCACGCGACATCAAACGGTGGGCAGATCGCGGCTGGCCAATCGTTCCCGTCGACCAATCGATCCGCACGATGGCACCTGCGTGGAAGTTGTGGGGCGACCTGCTCAAATCGAAGCAACTGATCTACGAGCCGGACCCCGTGCTGCGTTCGGCCCTCAACGCGGTTCGTCTGATCCGCGACAACGTCGGCAACACCCGTCCGGTCAAGGGTCGAAGCGCTGGCAACACCGACGCGGTGGTCGCTGGCAACATGGCAGCGCTGCTGATGGAGCATCACCAGGTGCGTGAAGCAACTGGTCTCTCGACATCGTCGTGTCCGATTGGATAGACACGGTTACAAGAATTCCGGGTTGACGTTTCGGGGCGGACTTGTTCCATCTGTTCCGTGGGCATCTTTGCACGACTCTTCGGCTTCAAGTCCGGCGTCGCGATTTACACGCGACCCGAGCCGATCATTGCGTCACCGGCTGACGCAATTCCCGCCGTCGTTCGTGCGACAAACCTCATCTCGGCGGATATCGCTCGCCTTCCCGTGTCGGTGTACGACAGCGAAGGCCAAGAGATTCAGGACCATCCGGTCGAAATGTTGCTGAACCGCGACGCCAGCCGTTGGCAGTCTGGCTACGAGTTCCGCCGCTATACGACCTCCGTCGCGCTGACGCACGGCAACGGAATTGCGCTTATCCGGCGCGGAAGCGATGGCGAGATCGCCGAGCTCCAGCCGGTGCCTGCTGACGCGATGAGCGGCGAAATCACCGAGGAAGGCGTCCAGTACCGCATTGGAAGCACGGTGGTCGCTGCCGATCAGGTGCTGCATATCGGTGCATACCCGGATCACCTCAATCCGTGCTGGTACCGCTCGCCGCTCGACGTGGCTCGTCAGGCGATGCAGCTTGCCGCCGATGAGAACGGCGCCCATGCATCGCTGATTCGTACGGGCTCGATGGGCAAGGTTGCGATTTCTCACCCGGGCGCGATGAGCGACCAGACCGTCCAGGCAATCCGCGACGCATGGAACACCATGCACGCGACTGCCGACGGCGCAAGCCGCCCGCTGATCCTGCGCGAGGGCATGAAGGCCGAGAAGATCTCACAGGAGACGAGCGGCACGATGCTTGAATCTCGGCGCTTCAGCGTCCAGGAGATCGCCCGTGCGTTTGGCGTTCCGCCGGAAATGCTGTTCCAGCAGGGCGGCGGCGCCCTTGTAAGCCAAAGCGAAGTCGCCCGCGCATACGCGGATGGCGCGATTGCGGCATGGGCTACCGCGTGGGAGTCGGAGCTCACGCGGAAGCTCTGCCGCCCCGGCGAGTTTGTGCGGATCGACACGACGGCAATCGTGCGCGGAAACCTCCGCGACGCTGGCATGGCTTTCTCAAAGCTCGTGCTTTCTGGAGTCATGTCTCCAAACGACGCTCGCCACTACCTCGGTCTTCCTCCGGTAGCGGGCTTGGACACGCCGACGGTCTCGATGCCTGGCGGAGCAAGCGCGGCATTTGGACCTGACACGACGGGGGACCAGACCAATGCTTGAGCTTCGCACCGCGACCTTTGAGCGCAGCGGCAACAAGCTTGCCGGTTACGCCAGCGTCTACAACGCGCCGAGCCTCCCGCTCACGGTGCGCGGCGTCAACAACGGCAAGCCGTTTGTCGAGCGCGTCGCGCCCGGCGCGTTTGACCGCTCGCTCGCTGCCAACGTCTCGCTCCTGATCGGGCACGATCGGAGTGAGCTCCTCGCCAACACCAAGAGCGGGCTGCTCCAGCTTCGCTCCGACTCCAAAGGCCTCGCGTTCGAGGTCAATCTCCCGGACACGCAGAGGGCCAAGGACGTTCGCGCCCTGGTCGAGGCTGGCGTGCTCTCGGAGATGTCGTTTGGTTTCTTCGTTCGCTCCGACGCCTGGATTGGCTCGGAGCGCACCCTCACGGAGGTGGATCTCCGCGAGGTCTCTATTGTCGAAAACGGCGCGTATCCGCAGACCAGCGCCGAGGCTCGCACCTATTCGCCGAGCCTCGCTCGGTTGCGTCTGCGATTGAGGACTCTCACGTGAAGCAGCAGGAAATCATTGAGCGCCGCAAGGCCATCGAGACCGAAGTCAATTCCATCCTCGCCTCTGACCAGATCAGCGCCGAGAGCGAGGCACGCGCCGACGAGCTCCTGAACGAGCTCAAGGACCTGAACGAGAAGCGCAGCGCCGCGGCGCTCCGCGAGCGTTTTGCGTCTCACGCGATCACGCAGAAGATCGTCGCCGAGAAGCGAGAGCAGACCGAGGAGTGGCGCTCGACCGGCGAGTACCGCGAGCAGTTCCTCGGCTGGCTGAAGGGTGGCCGTGCGCCCGAGCAGCGCGAGCTGATCACCAGCGCGAACTCCAACATTCTGATCCCCAAGATGTACGAGGACGGGATCCTGAAGTACATGATGGCGAACAGCGTCATCCGCAACCTTGCCGACCTGAAGACCGGCGTGCAGGGTTACACGACGCTGCGCTACAACACGCTCGCCACCGCCGACTACACCTCGGCCTGGACGACGCCGGACACGGCCACCGGCGGAAGCCTGACGGCCCGCACCTCCATCGACCCCGGTTTCGCCGAGGTTCCGATGGCTCCGGTCCCGTGCCTCCCGTACACGCAGGTGTCCCAGCAGCTTCTGCGCCAGGCAAACTTCGACGTGGAAGCCGAGGTGATGGAAAACCTCCAGCGCCAGCTGTCGAAGAACCTGGAATGGGGCTACATCGCTGGCACGGGCTCCAACGCCCCGAAGGGCATCTTCACCGTGAATGCGAACACCAACCTGGTCCAGGGTGCGGTGTCCGCGGGAGCTACGCGAGCGCAGGCCATTGCGACGATCACCCTGTCCGTCCTGCAGGAGGCTCGGTACACCAAGCTCCCCGCTGCGTACTGGGCTTCGGCTGCGTGGATCATCCCGCAGGACGTGTACGCAAAGATCGCCAGCATCACCGTGAACAACGTCCCGCTCCTCATCCCGAGCGCCGACGCCCTCGGCCAGGCTGGCGCTGGCTTCACCCTGCTGGGCCTCCCGGTCTACGTGACCGAGTACGTCCCGGCCAACAAGACTGCCGCGGGTACTGCTGGCGGATACGCCGGTTACAACACGCTCGCCGTCCTCGGCAACATTTCGGAAGGCTTTGCCGTGCGAGAGTGGGCCGGGATCGGCATGATCCGCGACGAGATCACCGCTGCCGCCTCGGCTCGCGTGATTTACCAGGGCATGATGTTCGCGAACAGCGATTTCACCCGCGTCAAGTCGCTGGTTCAGGTGGTCGCTGCCAACGCCGGGTAATCCTCATCCTCTCATCGGCACAGGTGGCGCTCCCTCGGGGGCGCCACCTGGCTGCGAGGTAGTACGTGCCGATCGACCTCTCCAAGTTCCGCAACTGGGCCCGGCTCTCCTCCAACGAGGACGATCCGGCAATTCAAATTGCGTGGGAAGCAGCAAAGCGCGAACTGGAGGAGCGCACCGGCTGGTGCGTCGATCCAGTCACGCGTTCGCAGTACGTGGCCACGGAGCCGACGAACCAGCAGCTGCTGGTTCGCCTTGAACGCCAGCCGGTTACAGCTGTTAGCTACGACAACGGTGATGACGTCCTATCTCTGTCGATGTGGATGATAAACGGCATTCAATACGTTGAAATGCCGGAGGGTACTGACTACCCAGCGGTGCTGATGGTTTCAGCAGGCACAAATACCCTAAACCCACTTCTCGAAATGGCGCTGTTGCAGCGCGTGACGCAGCACGTCGCAAGCCGCGGAGATGACACGGTGGCGCTACCGAGCGACTACTGGGACCGTGTTTGCGGCATGATGGGGAAGGGCATTGGCTAATGCCTGGACACGTCCCATCTGGCATGCTTCGGCTGGCAATGACCGCGCAGAATCCGATTCGCACGGTCGACAATTTCGGCCAGGCGTCTGAGGCATGGATCAACGTCGCTACGTTGCACTGCCATATCGAAGTGGCATCAACCACGGAAGTAATGGACGACCGTGGACCAGCGGTAAGAACGGACTGGCGGATTCTGTCGAGCTTTCATCCGTCTGTGACCACCAGGAGTCGCCTGATCTGGAACGATCATGGCAACGAGCGGACGTTCAACATCAGAGCTTGTTGGGACAGAGACCAGCGCCGCAGACGTTTGGAGATTGAAGCGACGGAGATGCTTTCATGAACAACTCTACACGCGTCTACGTCGATAGCGTTGAGGTGAGGAAGCTCCTAACGGCAATGCCGGAAAGCATCCGCCGTAATGTTCAGCGCCGCGCAGGGAACGAGATCATGCCGCGCTGGGCGCGTCGTCTTGGAAACGAGTGGCTCACCGCGAGCTATAAGCGCAGCGGAGGAAAGCAGAAGCACCGTCGAGCGATTTGGGCCGCAGCGAAATCGCGAGTCCGCCCAAGAGGCCAAGGCGAGACGGCTCGCATGGTGATGAATGTGCACGTGAAGTACGGGAAGAAGGGTGGAACGCTTGCCAGCGGAAATCAGCGCGTGTACCACCTGCTTGAATACGGCCATCGAAACGTTGCTGCCGGTTCATTCACCGAAGGCAAGCACGTGTCGCGGGATTGGGCACGACTGAGTCTCGGAAGAATTGTCAAGGAAATCAGCGCAGAGGTGCTTGTCCAGGCAAAGAAGGCAATGACCGGAAAGGGGGTGAGCCGTGTCCGTCGCAAAGGTTCATAAGGCCATCTATTCGGTGCTTGACTCAACCGGTTACACGGTCTGCAGCGGCCTCCGTACTGCAGGTACCGAGACTCCGTGCATGGTGTATGAGATCAACTCCGCTGAACTCGCAGTGCAGATGCGCGGCGTATCAGCACTCAATCACTGGACCATCGGATTGCAGATTGCTTGCGTAGCCGATTCCGTCGACTCCGTCTGCGACATGATCGACGCCGTCCTAGATGAATTCAATGCCGGACCAATAAACAGCGGTACCAACTCCGTGAGCATCTCTGTTTCGAGCTTCTCTGTCGGATTCACGACCGAGACGCCAGACGATGGAAAGCACGACGCCGAGCGAGTCGGCACGATCACCATGAACCTATTAGTCCAGGAGGACTGACGATGGCGTACATCACTAGCTACGGCGGATTTGTTACGTTTGGAGGTCAATCGACGGTCGCTTGCAAGAGCGTCTCCGTCAGTTGGGAGCGCGAATCGCTCGACGTCACCCGTGTCGAGGATTGGTACCAGCGAAAGGCGCCAGGGCGATTCCGTCGTTTCGGGACGATGACGCTCTACAGGCAGGACCTGGCTGTAGACGACGCGCTGCGGGCGCACATCGAGCCACTGTCACTGGCAACCGCAGTGAACGCGACGCTGAGCTTCAAATACGTCGACCAGGGCAACAAGTCATACGACGCCATCGGAACCGGTACGGGAAACATCGCAATTCAAATCACCTCCTGCTCGTTTACCGATGATGGAACCGGCATCGGTACGTGGGAGCTCTCCTGGGAAGAACAGGCACCGGTGTCCTGATGCCAATCGACGTCTCAAGGCTTCTCGCAAGATCTCGCACCGTCGAAATCCCTGGCATCGGTCCTCTGGTGTTCAGGGAACCGACGCTGGCAGACGTTCAGAGGGCATCTGTGGATCAGTATTGGTGGACGTCGTGCATCACCTGCACCGACGGTACCCAATTCCTTGCTGATCAGAAGGATGCTGCGAAGATCAGATCCGATCTTGCTGGATTGCTGATGGAGGAGATCAACCGCGTCCGCCCTACACCCGCGCCGAACGGCGCCTCTGGAGAATCTCCGACCACGACGGAAGGCTAACTATGCCAGCAGGATTGTCCAACGTCGAGATGACAACTTGCGAACGGCAGGAATATCTGCTCGGGGTAATCGCTTGCGCACTATCCGGCAAGCGGCCCCACCAGTTGTTCCCATGGCTCAGGAGCGACCTCAATGGCTGACAAGTCAGAAAAAGTGGTGATCTGGGCGGAGGTCGATCCGCGTGGCGTCGTTTCCGGCGTGAACGCCACCAATCGAGAACTCAACAAGCTGAATCGCACTGCGAAGCGCGGCGCACTTGCGGCGGGTATCTCGGCTGGATATGACGCTGCCCAAGCTGCATACGGAATGATCATGCAAGTCGTCAACATGATCGACCAGCGCGTGCAGCAGATGAATGCAATGGCTCTCAAGTATTCGCCTGAGGCAATGATTGCCAACGCAAATCTGCAAGCTACGAAGATCCAATCGGAAGTGGCGATCGGCCAGGCAATTGGTACTGGCACCGCAAAGGGTGCGCAGATTGAGCAAGCAGCTTTGCAGG